GGCAAATTCAGAAAATAAATCCATCATCTCGTACATTAAATTGGTGCCTTTGTCACGGCTTTCGGAACCGTTTGGCGTCAGGGTGATGATACCGCCGTCGCCTTTTGTCAAATCAAAAGCCCCAGCGCCACGAACAGCCTGCCCCGTCATGACGAACTCGCCATCACTTAGCATGGCAGGGATATCATCACTAACTTCGGTGCCCGGCCCGTTGATCTTGCCGTCCATCTCGACAAAATCTTTTTTCGCGACGTTGCCGCCTGCGGCAAAAGCCATGACAGGGCCGCCGTAACGGCGGTTCATAACGGCCTCTTCCTCTTCCTCTACAGGCGTTGGCCGTCCACCACTCAAGGTAGGAAGCGTTCCTGTCGGGAGCAAACCAAACTCAACGGGGTTGGGGGCTGGCTGACCAGTACGCCGAGCAATCTCGGCTTCAATGTTGTATCGACCTGCGGCCCCCTCTTGAGTGAGCGGCGTCAAAGGCACGCCCCGGCGGTTCTTGGCCTCATCGTAAGCCATTTTGCCCAGTAGCCCAGCTATGCCTAACGCGCTAAGGTTTGCGCCTCGTTCCCCGCCAATTTGTCCTTTCAATAGGTCTTCAATCGCTTTGATTGCTCTCGGGGTTTCCATGCCAAAGAAACTGCCGCCGCCCGGTGATCCTGTTGCGGCTTGTCCTTGATTGAGAGCATTGATTTCTGCTGCAATTTCGTCTTCAGTATAGCCATTCTCAAGAAATTGATTAATGAAAGCTACGTGATCTGGGTTCTGATCCAGATATCTTGTAATTGTATCTTGTGAGCTTTCCGAGCCTTGTTGGCCTTGTCCAAGGGCGTTAATCCCACCCGAAACCGCCTTAATAAGCCGACCTACGCTGGGGTCAACTCCCATTGTTTTAAGAAACCCCTCTTCAGCCGCTGGGTTGAAAACAGTGGCACCTTGATTTCCCGACTGGACTGAGCCACGCAATGTTCTCGGATCTTTTTTTTGTATCAGATCCGTGACGGTGCCTACGGGGTTACTGATCAGACTGCCGATGCCTTGTCTGATTGCAGTGCCAGATTGTGCAAGACTTTGGCCAAGGCCTGAGAAAAAATTGCCGCCACCAGCCGTTGTAATATCTCTAATGTTTTGCCCAATGCCGCCACCGGGTGCCATCGGCCCCCCAAGGGTCAACAATGCAAGAGGGCTGGCATTACCCTTCGCAACGTCATACACCGTGTACGCTTTGTTAACCAGTGCCGCAATCGGTTGCCACGGTCCCGGTATGAACTGAGCAACTTGGGCAATAGGTTTGATGACCTTCTTGGCAACTTTTTTAACGCTTTTAGCTAGTTTTTTGAAAAATCCAAATTCTTCCAGTCCGGTAATCGGGTTTAGGCTGGCTATGCCTAACCCAACAACATACGCCTCTGGNTCAAGATCTAGCTCGTTGAATCTGTTCTCAACGACCTCCTCAAACTGTGCGTCCTCGAACATTTCAGGAGGCAAGACCACCTCACCCGGTCGCAAATGTGCAAGCGCAGTGTCTTCACCTCGGCCTTGAGCCGCAATCTCAAACGCTTGAGCCGCCATGGGTGCATCGGTGGACAACTCAGCGGCCTCAGCCATGTGCTCAAGCTGACTTCGTTCCGTGGGATCTTGTGTTGCGTCACGCTCTGCCATCAAGGCGTTGATGTATTCCGCAATCGACTCGTTGGGATCTTTGGTGACGCTTTCCATGGCGCCTTGTTCTGCTTGCGCCCTCATCATTTCCATTTCTGGCGTCACCATTTCTGGTGAATCAACTTCGCCGCCCTGCTGAAATTCCATCGGCAGGTCTTCACCAATCAGGGCTGATATTCTGCTACGCAACAATGGGTCCATCAGGAAGTGCTCACGGTGACCGCCCCGACGCCAGCGGTAATTGCCAGCCCCGTGGGGTAGGTTTGATGGCTATATAAGTCACGGAATTGAGTCCCATCAAACGCTTGGTGTATTTCATTCGTAGTATTGAAGATTATAGACCCTGTTGCAAATTGAAGCTGATCAATTTCAGTCGCAGAAAAATGCGGAGAAATGGTGAAATCAACGGTTCCAAGGTTTAATTCCAAGACCCTGACCAGTCGATTGAACGTGGACGAATCGACAGTGACGCCCTGAGCTGTCGGCAGCCGAGTCTCAAGCAAGCGGCTCATTTAGCGCCTGCCGCTGGGTTGCAAATCCAATCTGGTAGAGCCTAAGCGCCACTTGTAACCGAGCTGATCGGCTGTGGTGGCGTCATCGTCGCTTTCAAAGCGCAAAACGACTTGCCTAGCTCGGCTACGCACATTGCTCAGCGTGCTGCTCTCTGTCACCTGCGTCGTCGAGTCCGTCGTCAATGTTTGGTTCGGAAAGTCTCTTCGCTTGAGCACAATATTCATTGCTGGCGTGTTTGACACACCCGTTTCTTTGATAAAAGCAACATCAGGGATGATGCGCTTAACAAACGTAAAGTTCTCGCCGTCAGTGATATCAACATCGGCCGATTCGATAAATACGTTCGACATCGGGTCTTCATAATCGTCAAAACCAACCTCATGGTTGAACAGGCATTGCGTGCTGCTCGTTGTTACGCCTGCGATGGGTTGATCCTCGATGCCAGCATCGATCCACGAATAGCGCACAAGATTGCCAATCGACCAATGGTTCTCCTCGTAGTTGTAGATGACGTAACGACTGATCTCGCCCGTGCCATCCGTAATACTCGGATAGAAGAACCACATCTCACTGAACTCACTGTTCAGGCCCATGAAGCACTTGAACGCTTGTCCCAAGTCCAGATCATCAAACACGTATTCTTGAACCGAGCAGGGCAGCTTTTGCACGGAACCGCTGTAAAAATAAAACCCAGTTTTACTGGCGAAATAAACGCCGTTTGGCGCATTGACGGCGGCTTTTGGAGCAATCAATCCAGTACCCTCGTTGATGAGGTTGACCGCAAAAATCAACGGTGGCCCGATAAAATTCATCGAGTACAGGCTAGTGTCTGTCCAAATCAAAATTTCTTGTCGCGACTTCAAGCCGCCAACAATGAATGATCCTGACGACAACCTTACGTCACCCGCGCTGTTTGTGGTGAGCGGCTCAAAGACGAGATCTTGCTCAGACGAGCTGAAAGCGACCAGCATCGGATCAATCACTCCCGTGCGTGAGCTGCCAGAAATAGGATCAGCGCCAAGAACAATCAGATGGCGGTCGGTTTCTGACGTGATCACCTGCAACGCAACAGTCGGAACAAGATTTGCGCCAGTCACGCCCGACAGCTCAACGGCACGAACACTGGTGCCGCTGTTTTCAACCCAGCGATAGATGCCCCCGCCCCTCACGTTGATGATCAGGTTTTCGCCAAAGTTGTCGTGCGTCCAAACCCGCAACTGGTTGATAGCGGAAATCGCACTAGCGGATCCCCAAGTGCCAGAACCCCAAGTACCAGAACCCCAGCCTGTGCCTTGAACGTAGGTGTCGAGACCTACGTTGATTTGATAAACACCGTCAACGCCAGAGCCGCCATTGCCTGAGTCACTGCTGTTAGCGGTTACCGTAGCGCCAGAGGTGTCTTTGGCAGTTATCGTGTAGGTATTTGTCCCGGTGACCAGATCAATTTGATATTCCTGATTTAATACATCGGCGGTAATCAAACCGCCAAGACTCACGGCTCCTGAAATGGTCACAAAATCGTTGTTGACGGCGCCATGGCTTGAGTCCGTCACGGTCACGGTCGAGGAACCATCCGTTGCCGCAAAGGTAATTGAGTTGGTGGACGTTTTTCGGATCGGCGTTACGTCGTAATAATTTTCACCCTCAGCCACGTAGTATTTGAATGTGGTGCCGACACCAATGTAACGAGTGGCTCCCAGAGATATCCAAGAATGTAAAGCGCGGCCAATGCCTAGAAAAGTGTTGATACCGCGCTTGACCCAACCGCCAACTTTTTCTGCGCGGCCTTTTCGAAACCGAATAAGATTGCCATCGACCCAGCCACCGCTGTTGGCGTAATCGGTCTCTTCTTTATTGATTCCAGCTCGGAAATCGACCTTTGATAGCGGCATCTGACATTACGCCAGTCTGATAATCGCGCCGGTCGCTGTCGGGCTAGGGAAGACGACCGTGAAATCACCAGCGGTAGATGTTTTGTCGCCGCCAAAATCTATGATGGCGCACGCTTTATCTGACTGAGTATCGTTGTAGATCATGCAGCCTCTGGCCGTAACAGTTGCCGTGCTGAACGTCAAATCAGCAAAGTCGCAGACGGCTGTTGTACCAGACGTGGTTGGCGTCACCGACGTGACGGTAGCGCCGCCAGAGGTATAGTTGGTGCCACTTGCCTGCCCTGTCGTTGTGAATGCCGTCGTTGCAGCACCAAGCGTGGCGCTCGACGTGTATAGAGCCAGCTTGAAAGCGTTGCCGCTCGTAGCTGTAAAATTGTGCGTGCCAACCAACAGCTCTTGTTTGAACGAAGTTGGGATTGCTGAGGTGATCGCCATGCTATAGCTCCCTAATAATTTTCGCCATGTCATCGTGACCTTGACTTGCAAGCAACCCGCGCAGGGTGACTCGATCAGAGGCGATGGCACTCTTCATGCCCATCAATATTAAGGTATAAACCTGATTTCTGAAAGCCTCTGCTTGCATACGAATATGGGGGTCAGCCTCCTCGCTGATGCCAACAATTTTGCGCGTAGTTTCTTTCGCCCAAAACTCTACGTCGTGGCCACGGTTTTCTGTTGTCGAAACCAGTACCTGACCCAGCTCAAATTGACCTTGTGACATATTACCCCCTATATGGTTCTGGACTGGTGACAGCTTCGACCGTTTCAAGGTTGTGTTTTTTGACCATACTTGCCAAATCGGAGCGGTCGCACACCACCCACTCACCCTCTGGATTCGGCAGGGCCACTTTCGGATTAGCCAAGCGGTGATAGCCATACAGGCGCTCCTCCAGCTCTACGTTTTGATCGAGCAGTGAGCTGCGTGGGCTGACGCCTACGGTGATGCCCATGGCGATCAGCTTACAGAGCCAAAACTCTACGCAAGCGCGACCGGCCTCAGCAAAATGCAGGTTTTTGCGATACGAAAAATCCATGCCAAAAAGATCGACGTGGCCAACCTTATGGTAAGCCGCAAACGCAAGTGAGTAGGCGACAGTCGTGTTCATGTACGCGCACCGCTGGTCCTTGATCACCTCCTCTAGCGGATACTCAACAAGGCTCGGCACCCGCTCATCTAGCTGACAGGTGTAAATCGGTTTGTCGTAAGTTGGCAGCAGTCGGCGCATGACTTCGGTTTGGTTGCCTGCGTCGTCGCTATCAAGAAACCGACTGGCCGGGTCGAGCATGAACACTCTGTCGCAATCAAACACGGACAAAGCCGAGTTGATCGTCCAGACCTCATCCCACGTCCTGCTGTTTTCAACGCCAATGACATAATCAATCTGGGAGGCACCCAGACCGATAATCGCTACTTTTTTGCCTGCTAACTCTGCAAGTTTGTCCACTAACTAACGCCTGTACGCAATAGGTCATATCTGAACTCGTCGCGGGTATTGCGACCTTCGCTCAGATTCTTCATTCGAGAGACGGCTTCTTTGAACCGTGCCTCGAAATTAGCTATCACGTCAGGAGTTTCTTTCAGGAACGTAGCGCCCTCCACCAGCGTGCCATACAGCAGCGCATCGGGATGGTCGGTTGACAAAATGGTTGTGCCACTTGTCGCGCCAGCAGTCAACGACGCTGGTTTATGCAGGTAATGTAGCTCAACGGTAAAATTGCTGTTTGGCACTGGCGACAGCTCAAACGCCGAATCATCAAACAGTGAGTAATACTTTGGCGTCCCGGTCGTTGTAGACGTAGGACTATATTCTTTCAAGAACGATGGGTGCTTGAAATCCAAATAAATGTATTTGCTGCTGCTGTTGATGATAGCCAGTGAAAACGGGGCAAAAAAATCAGACGGCGTAGCGAGAAATCTGTTGCCAGATGTCGTAGTGCCTTGCACGTTTTTGCGCTGCTCNGGTAGCTGAACCATCTTGAAGATTCTGCTCTCAGCCTCTTTGATAAAGGTATCGAGCTGCGTCGTAAAGGTGGTTTCAGAGACTTGCAGATAATCCTGCACAGCCGTTTTCAAGGTTGCTTGGGTGAAACTCATGACGTGGTAACCTCCACAGTGCCCACACTAGCAGTGATTGCAAAAGTTTGCAAAAGTGTGCCGAGTTTGCCATCGCCCACGTTTGTATACACTGTGAACGCAGTACTATCATTGCCGTCAGCAGCTTGATCAGGGCGGGTAATTTGAAGTGCCTGCGGATCTACAGGCGTTGGTGTCGGCATGAGCTGCGGGTGCTTGGGTGACCACTGATCTGGTCCGACCAACAAGCCGTCCCACGTCATTTTCATGTCGCGCAGGCGGTAACGGAACCCTGTGATGTCACAGATCCCATACGCTTTTTTGTTCGATGCGTAGGCCATTACGCGATG